TGTGTAGTATGAAATGTCAACGGTAGCCATCTAGCCGAATTGCATTGCCTCAGAAGTCTTAACGAACCGTCCGGTTTGCGGATCTTGGAACCGCAACGATTTTGGATTGAAATAAGCACGGCTTGCCGGAGTGCTAGGAGTAAAGCTTCCAAGCGATGATCTACTCATGCCGCGTCCACCAAGTCCGCCGGTTGAAGCCGCTCTCGCAACTCCAATCTCAAGCCAACCGATTCCTAGAGCTTCGATTTCTCCTTGCGCTTCGAACGTTGGGCCTACGAATTCGCGCTGTGGAATTCTCTGGCCTTGCCCGCCACCTTCCGGTTGTTCGTGATAGACCCAGTACCCAGGCAATACGCCCGTTTCAAAGTACACTGCCGCAGGAGTAACATCCCACGCTTCATCCGAGATTGCAGCTTCGTACATATCCGTAGTGAGACGCAGAATGCCGACTTGCTCTGGAGCGGGCTGCTTTAGCTCTGCCCAGGGCACGCCCATTGGATCGCTCTCGTCTTCGAACTTCTGTGCCATGTCAACTTGCAGTACCTTCTTCGCTCCTTCCATCAGCGGCGTAGTGTTCTCAAGGTAAGCCTCAAGCTGTGCTAGCTTGTAGGCAATCACCGGAGGCTCCGGATATTCCCATTCGAAGTTTAAGCCGACTGTTGGGGGGAAGGAGAAGCTTGACACTCTTGGATCAGCCTTTCTCGCTGCTTAGCAGTTAGGCCGTACTTCAGTGATGCTAGATCGATTGCGAATTTGCGATCCCATGAGGTTTTTGATTCCACGAACTGCTTTGCCAAATCGAAGCGGTCTTTCAAAACCGCATGTCCATCGTGAAGACTGGCTCTGTATCTTTTGTTGGGTAGAAGAAATTGCTGCTGAACTGTGTTCCAGCTTCCTCTCCAGGGATGCCTAAATCCACGTCTCCATTCTGGACGGCGAGTAGCATCGCCATCGCCTCATCATAGAGACGCTGAGGATATGTTCTATCCCAATCGGGCATGTCTTCTGAGAGTTTGCGTGCATAGTGAAAAGCTGCGATGAGCCGACCCGCGATACTCCTTATGAAGGGTGGTGTGGAATCGGGATCGGCCCACGCAGCCAACGTTGCAGCCGTATATGTGCTAGACAGATACCCTTTGATTACACGCTCGACATCAACTTGATGCCGACCGATTTCCTCGTTGCCATCCGTTGCCGAAAGCTTATCTTGCGGCAGGAAGGTATTGATATCGTTTAGATCCGCTAGCACGGTATGTCCTACTTCTTAGTCGTGCTCGATGGTGTCTCCTTTACAGGAGTGACTGCGGGAGCCTCTGGGGGAGTGCTAACCGAAGCAAGCTCCGAAGCCGCTTCCTCTTCCTCCACTGCGGATGCTGCTTGAGCTTCCTCAAGCTTCTCGCGAAGGTAGTCGAGTGCCGAACCTTCGTAATCAGCCGGTGCAGGAAACTCTTTGCTGCGCACCGCATTCGAATCGATAAGTCCCTGCCATTCAGCATCGTCCACGCCAAGCTGACTCTGTGTTACCTTTTCGCCACGCTTGATGTTGACGGCCTTTTCAGCATCACCGCCTCGAATTGGACTCCAGGCGTAATATGTGTCAGCCATCTATCTCACTCCTGTTAGAAGGCAGTCGCGCCGAATGCCGTCTTGATCAGATAGCCAGCAACGTTGGACACGATCTTGAGGTCATACTTCATTGACACACGAATCACGTCCGCCTTGCGATCTTCCTCACGCCAACGATCCGTAGGCCGAATTCCGCCACTCGGATACGACTGCGAGAAAGTCTTGCCGAACGTCATCGTGAGCAGACCCGGCTGAGGATCAACGATTCCGAGCCAAACGTCCTTGCCCCAGAAATCGGTGACAACCGGAGTTGCATCCATGTTGTTTGCCGAGTTGTAGACCGAATCGACATTGATGATCCTACCTTCGAAGCCCGTAAGCAGGCGGAATGCGTCATCCTGCGTAAGCCTGAAGTTCTTGAACCGATCCACCACGCGCGGATGGTTCTCGATATAGGACATGCCCATCGTCGGAATCGCGAGCACGTTCGGGTACCTACGAGTCAGGCTCCAAATCGTTCGCATACCAACGAGAATGTCATTGACCGGATTCGACGTGGAAGTGACGCCACCAGTGTAATCGCTCCATTGCTGCGCACCAGCAAGCGTAACGGTATTGCCACCCGGATACTGTGCAGTATCGCGGATCAGCGTCGAAGCCTTCAACTCGTGCTTGAGAAGAATCGCGCGAGTTAGAAGCTTTGTCTGGTCTGCATGCGGATCGATCTGCAGCGCACCGCCGAAAGCGGAGTTTGCAAGTCCACCGAGGGAGTTAAGCTGCTGATTCTCTTCGTCATGCACTGCACCCTGGAGAGCATGCTCCTGGGTCTTGAAGGTGTCTTCGCTCCACTTCCTACCACGAACCTCACGAGCGATGGTACCCGGCTCGCGCCTGTCTTCAAAGATCACCCAATCGCTGCGGTCGAAAACGCGGTATCGACCAGACTGAGTATTGACAGGAGTGATAGGAAATAGCTCAGTACCGTAGAGCGACTGATCCTTGAAGCCCACCGAAAGGGTGGTAAGAATCGGATCGGTGTAAAGGGTACTCGGATCGTACATCTCCTACCTCCCTTCCTTAGATGATGTTGCCCGGAAGACCGAGCAGCACGTCAACTACATCGCCTGCATTTGTGGAGGGATGTCCAACACAAATACCGACGACCCGGTTTGTCGTAACCGCAAGCTGTGCGCGACCGTTGGTTGCCATACCAACGAGCTGACCGACAGCAATTGCGCCAGCCGCTTCCACTTCGACAACGCCAACCATCTGCACAGACGCACCCTTGCCCTTGAGAATGTCTGCAGCCGTAACGTCGTATTCAGAAACGCCGACTGCTACGTCTGCAACCGCTGCCACAGGAATGACGTTCGGATCTGCCGATGCCGTTCCTGCTTTCACGAAGCGACGCTTCGTTAGTGCAGCGCCAGCGTCAAAGCCGCGACCAAGAACAAATGCGTGGGTAGCCACTTAATCCCTCCTCTCTTCTACCGCTGTGGAATAGCCTTGAGGTATTTTTCGTACAACTCGGGATACTTCTGTGAGGCCATCGTGATTGCAGCCTCGTACGGGAGATCATCCTTCTCTTGGATTTCGAGGATAGCTTCGCTGAAGGCAATCTTCGGATCATCGCTGCGAATGCGACCCTCGATATTGCGGGCGCTACCTTGCTCCGAATAATCCACGATCCCCTTGTCACCGATAAGGTCGAGCAGTTCCTTCAGATCCTCCTCGCCAGCCTCGCGAGTCGAGAACTTCTTGTGAACCTCTGCGATCTTGTCGATCACAAGCTGCGAGAAGCCGAACGTTGACTTCCAGCTATTCTCGCCATCTTTCACAGTGAAGCGTGCATAGCCCTCGGCGAAAACAAGCGCGTTGCTTTCGATCGAAGCCTCCTGCAGCTTCTTCATCTGCTTGTACTCTTCGGGGAACGCCTCGCGGAACGTCCGCTGGCGAGCACCCTCTTCCTTAGCCTTTCGGAGAGGCTCGATAGTCTTGTTCAATTCCTCTGCTGCCGCGAGGACATCTTCCTCTTCAGCATCATCAGCAATTGTGACACCGAGCTTCCCTGCGAACTGCTTCAGAAGCTCATCCACTTCACTTCCTCCCTTCGTGGCATTGGTCCTACTCAACAAGTTCTTCGCCTTCGTCATCAAGGCTGCTTTGTTGCCATAGCTCGATTGCGCGATTCGCGCAAGTGCATTGCGAACGTGTGGCAGATCAACCTTGCCGTTCGCATCCCTCACTGGGAAATGGCGCAGAGAGCGCGGTACTGTTTTTCCTTCGCTGTCTTTACTACCTCCCGCTTCGATGTAAAGGAATGCACCATCCGGAAGATCATTCTTATACGCTGTCGTCCATTCTGCAAAGAACTTGCTTTCATCGGGATCAAGTTCAAGCTCCGCAAAGTTCAGCGGAGCCATATGCTTGAAGAAGGGAACATTCGTCAGCGCAAGGTCTACCGGAACATTTGCGAAGTCTTCGTTTGTTTCCGGATCGGAAAAGGTATCCTTGTACTCCGGTGAGAGATAACGCCACTCACCAGCGCTGATTTCCGAAAGTGCTACATCGGTGAAGCGCACCTGATAGTAGATGCCGTCTTCACGCGGATCGATCTGAAGAATTGTTCCCGCTGCCTTGCCGCCCTTTGCAGGGTCCATGCCATGGTCGTAATTGACCAAATGCTCACGGCCGAGAACTCTTTCATCGAACTGCGTTTTAAACTGTGCGCCCACTTCAGGCGTGATATCAATCACGCCGTACTTCGGATGCTCCCACACGCTATAGCGCCATGCTTTCAACCACTTCACATTCGGATCTTCCGTGTCTTGCAGCACGCCTTCGCTCAGAAGAATCGCGCTATGCTTGCGCATGCCATCTTCATCGACGTTGACATACAGCGCACGCATATGCCTCACGGCTTGTTCTCGCGTGTCGTGGCATCCACCAGCAACAGGCGTATCCTCGCCCTTCTTATAGACGCAGAACTGGTTGTCATTTTTCTTAACTTCCCAAGGCACGGCTACTCCTCGGGTGGGTCGGGAGGAGGCCAAACTTGGCCTTCGTACGCAGCCGGTGGTGAATCTCTACGCCAACCGAGTCGGACAGCTTTGTCTTCCTTCTCAGGGTCGTAGTCATCGACGGAATGCATGTCTCCCGGCTCTGACATTGCTTCCCGAATGAATCCCTTTCTCGCCAATACAGTACCTCCTTATGAGACACTTTCGGCACCCGGCGTGGTACCTGTATTGCCCGTGCCGGTATGACGATTCTTCGCTTCGACCGAACCCTTGCCGGTTGTATCAGGCTGCCCTGGAAGATTAACGTTAGCGCCATTCTGCGAACCGTTCTGTGAGGCGTCAGGCTCAGGCGCTTCAGGGCGCTCACCGATATAGGGCATATCGAGATTTTCGCGATACCAGTTCTCAGACTCGAGATCAACTGTGATTGCACCTTGCGAAATAAGATTCGCATGTGCTGAAGCCCACATCTGCAGATCCTTCGTCTCTCCAATGTTGCGCACGCGCATCTCAGGGAACTCGGTCGTGTCGTAGTTGTAGCCAACGATGCGGGGGATCAGATAGAGATTGAAGACACCGCAAATGTAGTTCGCAATGTACTTCATCGCTTTCTGGAACATATCCACATG